GCTCGCCGATACGCGGAGTTCACAGCACCCCGGAAACTGATGGCTTGAGACGAGTGCTTACTCCGATCCGTCCTGCGGTGCAAGCGGGTTATCGTCGGTCGCGCCTTCGGCCTTGCGCGGCCTCCCCCGGCGCGGCGCTTCCCGATCCAAGCTGGCCTCTAACGCCGCCTTGAGCCGAGCGATTTCTTCATCGCGAGGGTCAGGTGTTGAGGCGGCGGGAAGCGCAGGCGGGGTCAACAAGGTCTGCCCGAAACGCTCGGCTTCACGCGGAGTGCGTCGATATCCTTGCTCGTTGGCGCCGTCCTCTTCGGACTGATCGCCGACAGTCAGAGTATCGACCTTGACACCGTGCACGATTTCGCTGCCCCCCGCCCGGTACATCATGCGAGGATACTCACCGCCGGACAGGGGGTTGTTGCCCTGAACGCGCGAATAGTCGACCGTACCGTCCGTGTAGAACACGTCGGTCAAATCATCCGGGCTGCGATGCCGTTTCACCATCTCAGTCAATGCCCTTCTCCCGCTTGTAATTGATCAGATCGGTTCGGTTGCCAGACGTGCGCGCCTCCCGCTCAAGGCGCTCCAACTTGGCATCGCCCCTACCACTTCCACCGCCGGACCCACGATGTACCGATTCCGGCTGGGTCGCCGGCTTTCTGCGATCGTTCACGTTCACCGCCTTTGCCATGCTGCCTACCTCCGCCGCGAATTGCAGCAGATCGGGCAGGCTCCTAAGATTGTGCTTGCCGAGCGCCTCAAGGCGATCCGGCGTGTTGCCAAGCGCATAGACCAGCGCCGCGCTTTTGTCGCCGGCCACGACGTTCAGCACACGCAATCCGGGTTCGCCAAGCTTTTCAACCAGTCGGTCATGCGCCGCATCGAAATTGGCCACGGGGAGGCTGGCGCGCTGTCGGTCATAGCTACTAGACGCGTCGGCAAACTTGCGTTGCTCGACCTCGGCCTGCTGCTGCTGTTCGCGCTGGGCGTCATCGCTTTTGCGCTTGCGCTCGCTCCATGCCAGCAGGTCGCGCTCATATTCGTCTGGCCTGTCCCAATAGTCATCCATCGTCGGCTTGTCGCCAACGGTGTCCGGCTGTGCTTGCCCGCGTAGCGCGCGCAACTCGTCCTCACGCTCGCGCAAACGTCGACGGAGGTTGCGAACACCTTCGCTTTCGTCGTCGCCTGCTACCGGCGTATCACCGAAGCTGATCTCAACATGCTCGCCCTCGCCGCCGTCGAACTGCTCATTTTCCGGCTGTTCGCTTTCGGTTGCTTCATCCTCCGGCGAGTCGGTCAAGTCCTCAAACTGCGTTGCCATAGGCGCCTCCCGTCATATCGGCATCATGCCTTTCCGCGCTCATCGTTCGGTCAATCACATCCATCCGCTGGCCGTGGTCGTCGCGCTCGTCCGCCCGGCCCTGCTCCACCGCCTGCTTAACCTCGTCAAGCACCTGTTCACGATCCTTTCGGTCAATCCCCGCCAGTGCCGCGGCCGTCTCCGCGCGGGCTTTCTCGGCGTTGGCTTCCGCCGTGATCCGCCGCGTCTCCTCGGCGATCAAGCCGGTACGCGCCTTCATTTCTTCGGCTTGCGCTAGCAGCATCTGCGCATTGGCCGCGATCAGGTTCGGGTCCTGCTGCTCGCCCTGAGCCGCCTGTTGTGCCGCGAGTTGCGCAGCCTCTTCCTCGGTCGGCTCCACCCACCCTTGTTGCAAGCCCACCTTGCGCACCAACGCTTGCGGGCCCTCAATACCCTCGCCTTCCATGTTCAGAATGGCCGTGCCCAGCATGGCGGCGGCAATCGGGGCCATGGACGGATCAGCCGACCCTTGCGCTACCTGGCCGATGGCGAGGCAGTTCTTCACCGTCGCGTCCCGCCGAGTTTTCGTTGCCGGGCCAACATCCACGATCACATCGTACCGACCCGTCGTCAGATCGTTTGCGATTCGCGAGCCCTCGTCATCGGCTTGGCGCTCGGCAAGCGTAATCGTGGATTGCTTACCCTCCGGGCTTACCGTCGTCATCTTGCGGCCCTCCTCGACATAGAGATCCTGCGCCATGCTCAACCACACCCGGCCATCGTGCGCCAAGGCTTGTTCGAAATTGTCGCGCCACACGAAATCGGCCACGTCGCCACGGTCGTTGACAAGCTGGATCGCCGCCGCCGATGTGTTCGCGGGCACCGTAGCAGGCTGCTCGTTCAGCCCCATGATGTCGGGAATGTCGGTGCCTGCCATCTGGATAAGTGCAGCGGTGGCGGGGGCGACCTGAGGGACGTTAACCACGCCGGCGAGGCCAGACCGCAGTATGGACCCGTCCTCTGCGTACACATCCTTCAACACCAGCACCGCCGGGCGGTCGACCTTACGACGAGCCCATGACAACAGGATCGGGCCATCGACCTGATCAGGCGAGACAATGGGCGTTTCGTCCGCAGGTGCCGCAGCCGTCTCGGCAAGATTGCTCGCCATCAGGTTATACAGCCGGCCCGCGTCGATACCTGGTCGGATGATCCCCTGCGTTCGTTCAATGCCCTCAATCACCGTGCGTTCGGCATAATAGGGGATCAGTGGAACATACCGACCCGGCAGTGTTTCCGGACCTTCTAGGCATTCCGTCCCGCTCAGCACATACTTGACCACGCGGGGGCGCTTGATGCGTCGCGACCGAACCTGGACGTAACCCTTGTCGTGAAGGTCGCTTTCCAGTTTGCCGTCATTGGCGCGTAAGTCGGCGTCATCGTGCGTCTGCTCGTCCGCCTCTATGCCCTCCGGCAGCTCAGCAGCATCAAGCGCCGTCTGCCGGAACGTGCGTCGCAGAATTGATCGTTCATCAACACGGAAATATTCCGCCAGCGTAATGTCGTCCTGCCGTGTCCAGTCATAGGACCAAGGGAGCGCGGCCTTGTCGAATGTGGAAGCGGAGGCTTCCGGATACTCTGCTTCGAATGCCTCGCGGCTCATGCGAAACAGCAAGAATCCGTGGCGCGCATCGCTCTTATCCTGTCGCCGCGCGCCAAGATCAAAGAACATGGACATGTCCGCATCATGGACCGGTACGAACTCAATGCGCTGCTGTTCGTTTTTCTCGTCCGTCTCGTCGTCGTACCGAGCGCGCAAACGCCAGCCACCGATACCGCCGTCAATGCCCTCGTCAAAAGCGTTGTCCTGCGCCGCGCCGAATCCGCCTGGACTGTCGTTGAGGTCAGCGCGATACAGTCCGTCGAGATTGTTCGCGCTGGCCTTGTCGCTGTCCTCACCCTTGGGTTTGAAGTCGACCATCTTGCGACTGGATCGGTATTCACCCTTGATGCGCCGGGAAGCGCGAAGAAACTTCGGGATTTCCAAGCGCGGCGCACCGGTGTCGACGGGGTTGCCGTATTCATCGACGGCTTCGCCGAACGCGAGTTGGCCTTCCCACCATGCGCCACGTATGCGGGCCAAGCGCCGATCGCGGATGTTCTGCTCTCGCTGCGGAGCCTCGACAGCCCAGATCGCATCGAACAGGCGCATCGCGTCTTCATGAACCTTGGCGTTGCGATCCGCCTTGCTCTTGCGGCTAGTGCCGGATTCCGCGATACCGTCGTTCATGCCGATCCCACGCTCATTACCGGAATCCTCCAACCATCCTCGGCACGACGACACTTACCGATGTGGGCTTTGCCTTCACCCGCCTTACACCTTCCAAGGCGTAGCGCAAAGCATCCATCAAATGGTTATTCTTGTCTTCCAAAACCGGCGTCGGCTCCCCGGTAAGCTTGTCGAGCTTATAGCTGTAGGTCGCCAGCTCGTCCGCAACATGCGTGCATCGCGGATGAACAACGATGTCATACGCCTGCAAAAAGGCTACGCCCTCTTCAACCGAACCCGCACCCTTCACGCTCGGCCGGACCTTGGAAAAGCCGTTTCGGCGTAGGTAGCTAATCGTTTCCGGGCGGCTGCTATCGCAGGTCAAGGGCCAATCGGACGACCCAGGAACACGACCAAAGAGTTGCGGGAGTTGCTCAATTTCGCACCCAACCATGTATGCCTCATAATCGACGTACAGGGTCTGGCCTCGCAGGTAGCAGCGAATCAGGCAGGACGGATCGATGCTGTAGCCGAAATCCGCACCGAAGCGATACTCCGCGACTGCCGCCCCCTCGAAATCCACCTCAGCGCCAATGCGCCAGTTCCTGAACACCTGCGCTTCACTGTTCCGCCAGTACGCACCTCGCCAAATGTGCAGGTACTTGTCGTAATCCCGTTCGCGTTGCCATTCCATTTGCACCCGCAACTCGTCCGGGAACCATGGATTATCGTCATGCTGAACTTCAATCACTCGCGAGCCCGGCGGGGGCGAAACGCCACGAAAGAGCGCGTCCACGGGATCGTCGGCTTTGAGCGGATTCCAGGTCAACCAGACTTCCGAACTAGGCGCGCGGATAGTCGGTATCAGGGTATCCAAGGAAGCCTGAGTAATAACCTGCGCTTCGTCCACCCAAGCGAGTGTCACGCCCTCAAGTGATTTGATCTGGTTGGCGTTGCCTCGCAAACCGGCGAAGATGAACAACGATCCATTGCGGCCGCGTATCTCGGTTTCGGTGCTGTCGAAAAACGACTCGACCCCCATTCGCCGGATTTCATCATCCAGCAGACGCTTCGAACTATCCTTGATGCTTTTCTGCACCTCACGCGCGCATAGAACCCTCTCCGGGCCTTGCAGCGCTTTCAGAACAAGCGCTTTGGCGACCGATCGTGACTTCCCGCCGCCTCGCCCGCCCCATATCGCCTTGAACCGGCTCGGCTCGAATAGCGCCTCAGCCCATGGCCCGAGTTCGGTGTTGACGATCACGTCTTCACGCGCCCGAAGGTAACATGCACCCCGGCCGGAAGCGGATTGTCGGGATCAGAGCCGACAAGTTGACGCTCGCCGTACCGCTTGGGGTCCCACTTCGCGAGAAGCTTCAGCCTAGTTTCAACACGCAGCTTTGAACGGCTAATCCACTCATGATCGGGAGCCTCTCGCTCAGCACCCTCGGGCCCGATCAGCCTGGTATCACGGCCATTGTCGTCGGCAATGTGCAGAGCGTCCATCGCGATTTGATCAAATCCGGCTTCCCTCGCGCGCGCGATCCCAGCGGAAAACTCTTCGTCAGCCACTTGCCAGTCATAAACCGTCCGAAGCGCCGGCATATACTCGTCGCGACAGATCTGCGCCAATGGCTCACCCGAGCTTATACGATCGCAGATTTCGTCTGCAATTTCCTTAGTAAAGGTAGAGTGACGCCCCATGCCGTCACCCATACATTGCTCACCGGCCATCTTCAACACCCGCTCCTAATCCAGCTCGAAATGTAGAACCGAGCCCACTCTACCGGAATCGCATACTTCGCCGCCAGCTTCACCGGGTCCGCCTTGACAAGCGCATCGGCCGGGGTGCGGATCATGGCGACGATGAAAGGGGTGAGGCCGCGTGCAGGATTTGCAGGATTTGCAGGAAGGCTTTCACCTCGTACCTCCCAATTATGCACGTGGCATTTTCACACACGTGGCTGAAACTAATCCTGCAAATCCTGCAAATCCTGCATAAAGACCAAAGGTCATATACAAACAACCTTCCACAAGGCTTTCTTTGTGCGGTCTTTTCCGGCTTCGACCATCTTGAGACCATCGACCACTCGGTCTTTGTGCGTGGCAAGGTAGCGGCCTAGGGTTTTGGTCGAAATACCTCCGCGACGATCCTCAGCAATGTCCATTAGGGCGTCGTTGAGGGCCGGATGCGCGAGGCTTTCGAACATGCGCGATGCCGCAACAGTGGCGATTTCGCCGGTGGTCTGCGCTTGGCTCTGCACGGCCGCGTACCAGGCGGCGTAGAGGTTGCTGAGCGCCGTTTTGATGGGATCGTCGGCACGTGCCTTTTCCATCGTTTCGATCGGGTCGGGCCGTCCTAGCCATACGAGAGCCGACCGGACGAACTTGCTCCACTCCTCGAATGACGCGAGCGGCGGCAACTGGTCGGGGAAGCCGGCGACGACATATGCGCGCACGATCGTCAGCGCTGCCGATACGTATTTGCCGCGATCCTGCATTACCGTGTCGAACGGATCGCCCTTGAACTCGCGAAGCTCAGGTCGTTCCATATCCGGGTCTAAGGAGCAGACGATGACGCGGCGCGTCATGTCGCCGACGAGGCGAATGTTGTTGCCGGTAGCGAAGCAGGTCGCGCGGCTCTCTATCTTGACAAATGCCGACTGCCCCAAAGGGCGCGCCGCCACAACAGGGCGTTCAATCACCTGGCAAAGGAAGTCACCACCTAGCTCGCCATTCACGTTGTCGAGCGAGATGAACGTCTGACCGGATAAAAGCGCGCCAACGAGCCGCTTTTCCATTTCCTCTTCGCTTTTGCCGGCGCTCAGAACGGGGGCGCGCTCGCCGCTGTTGATCGCGGACGCGAGTTCGATGATGTAGCTTTTCCCCGATCCGGCAACCGGCGCTTTCGTGACGTGCATTGGCGCTACTGAAATGGCACCACGAACAACCGGGGTGATAAGCGCCGATAAGGCAACCGACCGGCTTGCATCGTCGACAAACGGAAACTCGTCTAGCAACCCATCCAAAAACGCGAGCGCGGACAATGCCTGTTTCTTGCCGGGTCGTGGGGTGATCGGATGCATCGCCGGGGGGTCAAGCAACAAAAGCTGCGTAGCAGGGTCGTAACCCGGCTCGATCAGCACCGTGCCATCCGGACGGAGCGTGGGCGTCGTTATGACTCCGGACAGTCTCGGGAAACGCCATTCGCCGTCGCGGGATAGGATCGTGGACGCAACTTCCGGCTTAGGATCGGCGGGCACATGCTTCTTTGCGCGACCATCCCATTTCAACCACAGCGCTGATCGCGAGAGCCGGTCGACCATGACAGCGCCCGTAACTTCTTCCAACCTCGCAACCTTTGTACGCCGGCCGTGCGATGCAGGCATGTCATCGACTACCGGCCGCATCAGACGCCCGCCGCGTACGTAGAATGGCGTATCGGAGCCGATCAACGCATTCTCGCCGGCCGTGGCAATGTTGTGCAGTTCACCGGCTTCCAACGTAATGACTGGAAGGTCCGGGCGTGCGGCTGCCTTGCCCTCGGCACCTTTGGCTTGACGAAACGGAATGACGTTTGCCGCCTCCTCCTCCGTCCAACCAGGGTCCTCGTTCAGATAAGCGGGGACCTCGCCAGCATCATTCATGTCATCGCTCATCTCGAAATGCCCGCTCCATCGCGCGCGCCGCTTCCATGGTGATAGCGAGGGCCGATCGGGCCAGCATCAGGTCGCGCGCGCTGACCTGCGCATACACCACCTTCGCAGCGACCGTTGACACCTGTTGAAGCAACGGTGCTGCAGCTTCACAAACCCTTGCAAGCCCAACGCTGGCCGCATCTCGCATGATCGCGATGTCCACTCGCGCAGCCATCTGCATCTCGTCCTGGTTCGGACAATGGATGCTGATCGCGTGGCGGTGCGCGGCTTCATGCGAGCTTTCGTCCATTGCGATTGGACGGGGGAGGTGAGCGGGAGCGTTCATAGCACCTTACCTTTCATTCTCCCGCAACGTTGGCACCGAAGGTCATAAAAGTATTTCTTTTCAACGATTATGCCTCCTCGCGTCGAGTTATACACGCCCTCGCGATGGATCACCCATTTGTGCCAACATCCCGACCAAAGCAGCGCGAGTAGCCGGATCACCGCGCACACCTCACCGGCGCGCCTATACTTGCAAGCCACGCAAGTGCCCCCTCCATGGTCCGGCACACGGCAACAGGATGCCCGCGCCGGTGATACCAGTTGAGCGCCGCGATCTGGTTGGGCGTCGGCATCGACTGCCCATCTTTCATTTCGATACGCGCGGTCGGATTATCGGCCCATGTGATACTCAGGTCCGGCTCACCCGAAAGCATGCCCTCGCGCTTGGCCTTGGCGGCTTCCCAGCGAGTGCGTTTCGCGCCATTTACGATAGCGACGATGCGGCACGCCCGCTCGTATTTGCGAATGTACGCCACAAGTGGGGCCTGCCGGCTGTCCTCATTGCCCGGCAGCTTGTCCTTGGGTTCGACGTAGATTGCCGGGTCCAGTGTTTCGACCAGCGACTCGTCCAGCGCGGCGAAGATTGCGTCGGTCATACCTTCCGCCTCCGCTCACGATCCTGCGCCGCCAGCAAGCGCGTCTCAATCTGCCGAATGTTCTCGCGACCCGACACGCCCTTGTCCGCGCAAAGCCTTTCAGCCGTCATCGCGAGCAACGCAGCCGGGCGAGCATTGCAGATGAACAAAACAGCGTCGTTCATCCTGTCCTGCTGCGTCCGGGCACGGGCGCCGTACATGGAACCGCGCGTCACAACTGCCCCGAAGCGACACCGCCCAAGGTGTAGGCATGCCCCGCCGGACGCAGGTCGGGCTTGTCACTAACCGTGGCACCATTGCGAACGCGTTCGAGCTGGCGTTCCACCAGCGGCAGCGCGGCTAGACGCTCGCGCTCAGCCGTTAGAGCCCGGCGCTTCTCAAGTGCAACAGCCTCCGCGACTATAGCGCGAGCCTCGGCAGCCGTTGCCATGCCACCGCGAACAAGCCGCCTCACCTCGTCGCGCTGGCCTTCCGGAATGTCGCGATAGGCCGCGGCACTGACAGCCGCACCGCGCTTGGCCCGTGCCTCCGCCGACTGTGTGCGCGACTGTATGTCAGGGCGGCTCAGGACGTCGCGATACTGCCGGCGACCATGTTCCCGGCGCTTCTCGCGCTCGGCGTCGGACAGGTCGCGGTTCCGGACCCGCATGCGCTCCCGATAGCCGGCCTTGACGGTCGGATCGGCGTGAAAGGCGGTGATTGCGTCCTTGCGACGCTGCTGAAGTTCGGGCGAGGCGTTGTTACGCTTGGCGATGCAGGACCGGCAGAGGCCGCTTTTATTCCTCGGACCCAGTTCGCGCGGGCAGGTGGTGCAAGTCCGGTTCATCTACGCTTGTCCCATTTATCTTGCGACGCGAGTGCACACGCACCGACCTCGTGACCACCGAAACGCAATGCATTGACGATCACCAGCGCTGCCGCTGCGCTGACAAGGGTGCCGGCGATCACTGACCGCCCTCCGAATCCTGCTGGCATTGCTCCGCCTCGCGGGCGTGTTGGCGAGCGATGCTCAGCCACCATACGGACTCCCCCATATGATCTGTCTGAAGCGCATTGGCGCACGATTGAGCTGCTGCTTCGGCGTGCTGACGAGCGGACGGATCGGTGAAAATCACGCCGCTGCCTTCCGCCCGTTCACGACCAGCGCAGCGCCGATCATGTATGTCATGCCGAGAAGAAAAGCGTTGAACGAGGCAACGCTGGCGTCGGACGCGATCTTTGCCAGCGACCCCCCAAGGGCCACAACGGCTGCGAATGTGGCCAGCCCGCGCATTTATGCAATCTCCCCATCCAAAGAAACCGGCCGCGCAGTCACCCAAGCCGCCCACGCCACCGGAGTGACGATACCACTGGTTGCGATCGCAAGCCGGCGTTGAAACCTCGGCTTGGGCATCTTGTCACCCCGCGCCCAATGCCTGACACTCCATGGGCTGAAATCGTGCGCTTGCGCGAATTGCTCGGCGCTGCGATTAGTCTCGCGGAGGTAAATGCGGAGGGGGGTTTCGTGCATTTACTCTCCGTACCCTTGCGGGGAACGCAATGCAAGCGGCTTATGTGGGTTCGACGCGCGCCCGGCATTCATGGCCTCATTTTGAGGACGTGCATTTTCCCGTTGACGCTTACCTTGGCTGGGTACATATGAGCTGCATAGCCGGACACCCCGGCATGGAGATACGAAGTGGTGACAGCGGCGGAAGCGAGTAAACGGGCGGGGGAGGCGGGCTCAGCCCCGGCAATCGTCCATAGCATTAAAGGCTTCAACTCGGACCTGACGTGTCGGGGCTATCAGTTCGCGGCGGGCCAGACCTACACTCTGGACGGTCCGGTCAAGGCTTGCCGCAGCGGCTTTCACGCATGCACGCGCGACGCGCATCCGTTGTCGGTGTTTGGCTATTACGCGCCGGCGGGTTCACGGTTTCACGACGTGGTTCAGGCGGGCGCGACTGACAGCGACGACGACATCAAGATCGCGTCGGCTACCATCACGATTGAGCTTGAGGTCTCGCTCGGCGAGCTGGTCAAGCGCGCGTGGGACTATGTTTGGTCGCGCGCAACCAAGTCGGATGACGCGCACGTAACGATTGATCAAGGCGCGGCATCGGCCACGGGCTGGCAAGGCGCGGCATCGGCCACGGGCACGCGGGGCGCGGCATCGGCCACGGGCACGCGGGGCGCGGCATCGGCCACGGGCGAGCAAGGCGCGGCATTGGCCACGGGCGAGCGAGGCGCGGCATTGGCCACGGGCTGGCAAGGCGCGGCATTGGCCACGGGCTGGCAAGGCGCGGCATTGGCCACGGGCTGGCAAGGCGCGGCATCGGCCACGGGTACGCAAGGCGCGGCATCGGCCACGGGCACGCGGGGCGCGGCATTGGCCACGGGCACGCGGGGCGCGGCATCGGCCACGGGCGAGCAAGGCGCGGCATCGGCCACGGGCCGGCAAGGCGCGGCATCGGCCACGGGCCGGCAAGGCGCGGCCATGTCGTCCGGCTATGCCGGCAAGGTCATGGGCGCCGATGGCAATGCGCTGTTCGCTGTTGAGCGCGATGACGACCACAACATCATCTCGGTTGCCGCTGGCATCGTCGGGCGTGACGGTGTGCAGGCCAGCACTTGGTATGTGGCTAACGCCGGCAAGCTGGTGGAAGCCGCGTGATGCCACACCAGCCCATCACCGCCTTTCACGCCCGCAAGCCGGACCCGAGCTACGCCGAAGCCCGCGCACAAGCGGAGGGCATGCGTTTCAAGGTCAGCGAGGCCAACCAAGCCGGCACCCGTAACGCCTATGCCGCCATTGCGTCGGCGTTTCATCGCCCGGCGGTGGTTGAGCGGTTTCTGATCGACGGGGAGGCGGGCAAGTGAACCTGCACAGCCCCATCCACCAGGCCGACGCCGCAACCCTGATTGCCGACCGCGGCGGTGCGATGCCCGGCTATGCCAACGACCCGGCCAAGCTGCTCGCCTGCAACAAGTGGGTGGATCACGCTCGGCCGATCATCAAGGCGATGTTCGTGTTGGAGGATGCGGCCGATGCGCCGTTGCTCACTGCACTGGTTGCAGCTGGCAGGGGCCTAACCAGCCATCCTGCGACGTGGCAGGAACGCGACTATCGCGAGGCTCGGGTCCAGGTCGCCAAAGCCCGCAACGCCCTGTTCGACATGCTCGACGGCATCCGCGACAACTTCATCGCCGATGAACGCGCCGGCATTGGCAACAACGACGACGAGACGGCGGAAGCGGACGACTTCAACGACTGGTTGGGTGAAAGCACCATCAGCGTCGACGCGGCGGTTCAGATCGTCACCGACGAGCACAACGCCTCGTTTTTGGAGAAAGCGGCATGACCGGCCCCCTCCTCATAACCGCCGGCTTCATCGGCCTCGTCCTGCTCCACGGCTGGTGGCGCGAGCCGACCGACGTGGTGACGCGCGCTGCGGTTTCGGCTTGGGACGCTGTAACCCGGGCTGCAGACGTGGTTTGGAATGTAGCGACACGCATCACATTCTCGGCTTGGGACGCGGTGGGTCGGCTTTGGGCGGGGGTGAGTCGGTGAACCAGGCAGCCCCCTTCACCGCGTACAGCCCGGCCGACAAGCCGTATGTCACGTACCACGCCAATTTCGACCAAGGGTCGGAGCAATGGTTGCAAGCCCGGTGTGGGCTGCTGACGGCTAGCGAGATGCGCCTCATCATATCGCCGCCTCCCAAGGAGGAAACCCGCGTCAAGAAAAACGGCGAGCCCTACAAGCAACGCGAGTGGGTGGTCGTCGCGGACGACGACGCTTGCCGCAAACACATCTACGAGCTGGCGGCGCAGCGGCTGACAAAAAACGTCGAGCCAATGTTCGTCACCAACGACATGCTTCGTGGCCAGAACGACGAGGTGGAGGCGCGGGCGATTTATGCCGAGCGCTACGCCCCGGTAATCGAATGCGGTTTCGTCACGAACAATCGGTGGGGCTACACGCTTGGCTACTCACCGGACGGGCTTGTCGGCCATGATGGCGCGATCGAATGCAAATCACGCCGGCAGAAATTTCAGGTCGAAACCCTGATCGAGCACCTGCTGAACGGCACCATTCCGCCCGAGTATCTAATGCAGCACCAGACGGGGCTACTGGTGACCGAGCGGCAATGGATTGATTTCGTCAGCTTTTCGGCTGGTCTGCCGATGGCAGTAATCCGAGTTCACCCCGACGATCAAATTCAGGCGGCGATCCGAGAAGCGTCCGAAGCTGCGGAAGCGAAGATCGCCGCCATACTCACCACTTTTCGGGAGACATTCCAGTGAGCATCCGCTTCGTTCCCGTCACGGAAATTACAACGCCGCTGACGATCGCCCTTGGCCTATCGGGCGGTAGCAGCACCGGCAAGACGTTTACCGCCCTCCGGGTCGCGCGCGGGATGGCGCAGCGCGCTACCGGTCGCAACGACGCACCGATCGGCTACGTCGACACCGAGAACAACCGCGCCTTGCATTACAAAGCGGCTTTCCCGGAGATGATGCACTTCGACTTCACCGCCATCGACGCAAGCGGTGATTTGGTCGGCTTCGGCCCTGAGCGGTGGATTGAGGTCATCAACGCTGCCGAAGCTGCCAAGCTGCCGGTGCTGGTGATGGACAGTTTCAGCCACGCTTGGGAGGGCGTCGGCGGCGTTCTTGACCTACACGCTCAGGTCCTGGACCGGCTGGTGCAACAGGCTCAGGCCCGCGCGAACGGCCGTTGGGAAATTGACCCGGCCAAGTTCAGTCAGCTCGCATGGGCGGAAGTCAAGCCGCGCTACCGGCGGCTGATTGATCGTATCGTTCGCGCGAAAACCAACATCATTATCTGCACCCGCGCCAAGCCGGTGATGCAGAAAAAAGACGGCCGTGCCTCGGTCAACGCGCGCGATACGAAAACCCGCCGGTCGGACGTGCCATGGGACCCCGCCAGCGATGCGGACCTGATGTTCGAGATGACGGCGATGGTCATTCTTGATCCGTCCGCGCCCGGCTGCCCCGTTCACCAGATCAAGGTTGCCGACCAGTTCAAGGGTCTGTTTGACCCGAAGAAGCCCATGAGCGAGGCGACCGGTGCCGCCATGGCCGAGTGGGCGAACAGCCAAGGCGAGGCACAGAAGCAGAAGCAGGTCATGGACCTTGTCCGCGATAAGGCGCGGGATGGGACGGCCGCATTCACCGCATGGTGGCAAAGCGATGACGGCAAACCACATCGCGCGGTTGTCAAGCCGATCATGGACGAAATCCAGATGCTGTGCCGCGTGGCCGATGAAGTCGCTACCATGTCCGATGACGTGCCGTTCGAGCCCGAAGGCCGCACCGACGCCGACCACGGCAACCAGCACGACGGAGCCGAAGTATGACCGCTCGTATCCACAAGCAGCCACGCCACGATCACGTTGCGCGTGTGATGGCCGAGCGCGAACGGCTGGGCTTGTCGTCCGGCTCAGGGCTGGTGTTGCCAGTGCGGCGTTTTCCTACGCCCGACGCCGCGCCCCTGCTCCCTATGAACCCCGAGATCGAAGCGAGGCTCGCATGACCGCTACTCAATCATTCAATCCGCCTGTCGCCCTGCGCGCCAGCCAAGCCCGAGGTGAAGCATGAACCGCGACAAACTTGCCGTCGCCGTGGCGGAGGCCGAGCGATTTATTATGCGCGTGAAAAAGCTGCCCGAGCCGAGCCCGTATGTGTCTGGCGGGCACAATTTCACGCACGACAATTTCCCCCGAGAGCAGGGTGCCATCCGCCGCGCCAGCATGGACCTTACCCGCGCCCTCGCCGATCTACGGAGGCCTGCATGACCGCTACTCAACAAATCACGACAATTGACGACCTGATCGCCCGCTGGCAATCGCCGGAAGGCCATCCCTATAAGGGAAAGCTTGTCGACCTGCCGGCTTATGAGGCCGACCCGGGCAACATCGGCTGTATGTGCGCTCAAGGCCAAGCGCTGCATCTTCTAGGCGGATGGACGGCGAAACAGCTTAACGCTGCCGATCAGAGCAAGGCCGATCGCGCCGTTGCTGACTTGCTCGGTATCAGCAGGGCTCACGCGATCCTGCTGCGAAATGTCAACGACAGCACCGAGGGAGCGCCGGCAATCGTCCTGACCAACCCCGAACAGGTGATCGGCGATCAGGCTGCGGTCATTCTGGCGTTCTGGCGTCACCTTGACCGAATGACTGTAGAGCAGTGGAACGCCGCTTGGAACGCCGCCAGGGACGCCGCCTGGAACGCCGCCTGGGACGCCGCCTGGAACGCCGCCTGGGACGCCGCCAGGGACGCCGCCTGGGACGCCGCCAGGGACGCCGCCAGGGACGCCGCCAGGGACGCCGCCTGGAACGCCGCCTGGAACGCCGCCAGGGACGCCGCCGGGGGTGCAACGGCTGAAATCATGGGCGCGCGAGTGATGCGCGAACGCGGGCAGCCGTTTTTCTTCCTGCCGCTGTTCGGGTCTGCTGATCCGGAAGCGGTGTTGGCAGCGGATGCGGAGGTGCGGTCATGACCGACCCCACCCAGAACCGTGAAGCTGCCGTAGTGACGCAGGCGGATCGTGATGCGGCAGCTGACTTTCTACTTCTTAGCGGTGATAGTCTGACCCCATTCGAGCGGCAACGCATAGCCGAACTGAGAAGCGGCGAGTGGGACGCAGGCCCTACGGCTCAAGCCTTCGCCCGCCACCGCCTCACCACCGAGCGCGCTACCGAAGCGGCAGGGGAGACGGTGGTCGTGCCGCGCGGGTTGTCTCCCAAACAGATGGCCGCAGCCTGTGAAGCGCTCGACATGTTCGTTTCGTCGGACGAGGACGAAGCCATTGTGGAGGCAATCGTTCACGCAATCAACACCGCCGCCCCCGCGACCCAAGCCCCCACAGACGCAGCAGCTATGCGGGAGGCGGCTGCGAAGGTGGCGGAAGGAGAGGCTTGCCGTGACGAAGCCGCAGAACCGATGTGGATTGATGCTTGCCAGACCGTGGCTGATCGCATCCGCGCCCTCCCGATCACCCAAGCCGCTCCCCTAGCGGATGAGGGGCGGGCAATTTGTGACATCGCGCATGAACGGCAGCGTCAAATCAGTGATGAGGGCTGGATACCAGATCACGACGACCAGCACGGCAACGGGGAGATTGCCGCCGCTGCGGGCGCCTATGCTTTCGCGGCTGCGACGGAAGGAAGCTACTTTGCTGCTGATCCCATCGGCTTTTGGCCGTGGGAACCGAAGTGGTTCAAGCCGTCTGATGCTCGCCGCAGCCTCGTCAAAGCTGGCGCGCTGATCGTCGCCGAGATTGAGCGCTTGGACCGCGCTGCCCTGAAGGACACTCCCCATGCCGGATAACACGCCCCCCGTATCGGATGAGCGGCTAGAGCAGCGGGCGAGGGAGTGGGTCGCGCAGAACCATCCTAGCGCGGCCGACACGCATGGTGCCGACCGGCTCGTTGCTGCTTTCGTTGCCGGAAACACCCGCGCCACGCCCCAGCCCGAAGCCCGCGTTGCGAGCGGTGGGGTGGAAGCGTTGCGGGACCAGGTTGCCGGTCTGATTGCGCTGGCGGGTCTGGGCACGACTACAGGCGAACCGCGCCGACCGCATGGAGAATGGCAGTCAGACGAGTTCGCTGCGCGCATCATGGATATCATCCCGACGCACGTTGTGGATCGGTGCTTCGATCTTGCTGATGCGATCCTCAACCTCGCCACCCCCTCGGCAGAAGAACAGGCTGCGACGGTAGGGGAGAATCATATGCCTGACGCCAGGAACAATATCTTCGCCGGCATGGTGCCCTATGGCCTGGAACATCCCGACTATCCGAACGAGCCTAGAGACTGGAATGGTGGGACCGTTCTGCTTCGCGATGGGTGCCCATGGCCGGGGCCAGATTACGTTTGGAAGCATGAACCCGAAGGCGATCCTGATGGCCAAGCCGATGTCGACATCATCGCCTACACCCCCACCCAGCCCATAGCCGCCCCTGCCGCTTCGGATGGCGTGGGGGAGGTGGAGCTAGCGGCGCGTGAGGCGATCGTGCTGATCGACGAGATCAACGAGCGAGCCAAATCACGTGCTTTCTACGGTATTGATCAGTCACTGCACGCCAAGCTTTGCACGATCCGCGCGACGCTCGCCCGCCGCCTCACCGCCCTGCATCCCCACCAGCCCGTAGCAGAGACGGGAGAGCGGTCGTGAGCGTCTTTGGGCCAAATGCGCGCGCCGCTTTCGACCGAGCGACCGAACGAGCGAAAGCAGTTCTCAAAGCCGGCGATCGTGTTCGTGTCGATGGTGCAACGGTCACCTTTGCGTATTGGAGCGGAGCCTGGGGGCTTCCAGACCCGGAAGGCAGGGCGTTTTCGTCGCGGTCTAAAGATGACCTGAGCGCTTGGAATATCGTAGCCATCAACGGCCATCCGGTCAGCTTTCGTGACGATCGCGGCCAAAGAGCAGTTGACGACGACCTGCGCATGTTTCGGGCCGTGAAGGTACAAAAGCGCCGCGCTGCTTTCCGAATCGTACCGAACGCTCCCACCACATCGGAGACGCCCTATGAAGCGTGACGACCTGCCGGCGCTGGCGGAGCGCTGCGAACAGGCGAAGAGGTCGTCCTTTCTGTTGGAACGCCTAATCGCCGTCGCGGTTGGGTACGATCCGCAAGTTCGCATTCCCGCCTACACCGCTTCTCTCGACGCCGCGATAACGCTGGTGCCGGAGGGGTGGCGGATCGGCGACCTGTCGCAGCACGATCACCCCACCCTGCGCGCGAAGGGCGACTGGACAGCTTGGCTCTATCCCGATGGCAAACTGGAACCGGTAACAGGTGACAAGCCGAGGTGTCGTTTCGCCGCCACCCCCGCGCTCGCCCTGACCGCCGCCGCCCTACGCGCCCTCGCAGCGCAGGAGGTGGGCGCGTGAACCGGATGGAAGTGCTCGACCTGTTTAGCGCCGCGGCGGGAGGCTGGTCGCTCGGGATGCACCGCGCCGGCTTCACGACGGTCGCGGCGTGCGAAGTCGAGGCATGGCGCCGGGCCGTCTATGCCGAGAACAATCCTCATGTCAGGCTATACGATGATGTCCGCACCCTTACGGCAGACCGACTTCGCGCTGATCTTGGACGGCTTCCGTCCGTCGTCGTCGGCTCCCCTCCCTGCCAAGATATCAGCTCCGCCAACACCAAAGGCAAAGGCGTCGAGGGCGAGCGGTCGGGTCTCTACTTCGAAGCCACCCGTATCATCGGAGAAGTCCGACCTCGTTGGTTCGCTCTTGAGAACAGCGCTAATCTCCGAACTCGGGGGGCTGACGCCGTTCTCGCTGCACTGGAAGCGCTCGGCTACGCCTGCTGGCCGTTCGTGGTTCGTGCTGAAGACGTCGGTGCCAATCACGAACGTCCCCGCGCTTGGGTCATCGGATGCGACCTTGCACAGGTTGCCAACCCCGATGGCGTCGGACGGGATGCGGGATGGAGCCGGGGGTGGGGCGGGTTCGACGTACCCGTTCCGGCAGATACTCGCGACGCCGCGAGCGTCGGACATGAAGGCAGGCGGACACGGCGACATCGAGAGAATGGGGACGGTGCGCCATATCATGCAGGTGGCGCAGGAAAAGCTCCCGACGCCGACCAAGCGCGACAAGCGCATGGATGCATGGAGCCCGGCTTACGACAAGCGGAAATCGCCGACGATGGACGCGGTATTGGACGGTGTTATGACGGGGCGGGCACCGGACAAATGGGCCTACGCGCGCCAGATCGCGGCGATGCTGACCGAGGCCGGCATGACTGGTCCCTCGCGCACCTTGCCGATCACCTACGGCTGGATGATGGGCTATCCGCCCGGCTGGCTGGCACTCGCGTTCAGGTCGGCGATGGCAAGGGGCAGTCTGCTGCCAGCCTTGCCGTCGAGGCGTTCGGTGACGCGGTGATCCCGCAGATACCCGAGGCGATCGGGCGAGCCATATTACGCACCGAGGCCGCGCTGTCCGCCGTCTATGGTGACGTGAGGGCAGCCGCATGACCGCCCCCGATCCCAAGCTGGTGGAGAGCGTGGCGAAGGGGCTGACGAAGGCGCAGCGGATACTTGTGTGCGCGCTGAACGCTGATTGGCAAACGGCACCCCCTCAACTCCCCGCACAAACGCCGGCCAATTTCGTCCTTTGGCACCCGGACATCTGCGAACGTGGCTGGCAGCCGGGCCAACCTAAGCGGACTCACTACCGCCTCACCCCGCTCGGCCTCGCCGTCCGCACCCATATCCTCGCATCGGAGAAGAGCGATGGCTGACACCGCATGGGCAAGACTTGCCGCCGTCATGGGCTCGGCGGCTTTGGGGCTGGGCGGGGCGTACCTGATCCTAAGCCAAGATGCACCAAGGGCGCTCGTCGCGGTCAGTGGCGTGCTGCTGGTCGTCGGGGTGGCTGCAACATTAATCCTGCTGGCGTTCACCTATGTTGTGATTGTCGAAGAAGTTCGGCCGCGCATCGTGGCGCGCTCGCCACGGCAACCGCTGGCGCTTTCGACCGAATTGGGCGCGTTGAAGGGAACCCGGCGGTTCAGTTTGCATCGAGTTCGATTCTGGGCGGGTCTGACCTTGAACAGCAGCTTCTTTGTCGGGTTCATGATTTTCCGGCGACATGAAGAGGTGACGTTCCCGGTCCAGCCGGAACCCCGCCCATGACCAACCACCTCACCACCGCCCGCGCCAATGTTGCGGCACGGTACAGTCCGCTGGTCGACACCATGGGCCGCGAGCATCGCAGTGTGCCGGCCGTGGCGATCATTGGCGGGCATTGGGACAGGGGAGCGCTGGTTCGCGACGAGTTGGCGCGGTTGGAGCGGGAGGTGGCGCATGGCAACCCATAATGGAATGACCGCCCACGAACAGCCGCCGGTCGAGCTGCATACCTTCCATTTGGCCGTGACGATCCACACAAGCGCCGCCGTCACGCTAGACGAGGCAATGCGCGAGAGGATGGCCGATGCAGTTTGGCAGGTTCTGCCTGTAGCAGAGGACGGCGATGTGGTGGTTGACCTGAGTGCCAGGTAAGCGCATGAAGGTGGGGCCGGGGTCGCTTGTCGAGAGCGCCCCGGCGGACATAGCGGGGTGAACGCTACGCCACGATTGGGTGGCTATCCGATCAGACCGCGTACGGCAACCATATGGAGGCTATGATGACGCGAAAAGAAAAAATGGGTGAGGCGGTTCCCGTCTTTTACTATCCCGATGGTCGCCGCGTCGTCGGCTGGCCGGGTTCGCGGCAGTGGATTGCGACGGGAGGGCGGTCGTGAACGGCAACAAGCGATTCGACAGTCGTTTTAGCGCGCTGGTGCCCTTCGCTCTTGGGATCAACAATCAAGCAATCAAAGATGAGCCAATGTTCTTCAATAGCGACTTGCGGTTCGCACGCGAGAAGGGTGGACCGATTACGCGAGAGTTTGTCGGCGCTCTTCCCGACGAATGGTTTGATGAGCCTGCGGTGTTTGATAGCCGCGTGCATATGCTCATGCCGGGCTGGTATCCGGCCATACCAGGTTATCATCATGACGACGTGCCCCGCCCTCCAATCCAGCCAGGCAGGCATTTTATCACGGCTGGTCAGCCGGATTACGACACACCTAAATACCGCAGTGAGCACATTCTGGGATTGGTCAACGCGCCAGTTGCGCCGACCAGTTTTGCGGTTGGATCGTGCGTCATGCCTGAAGTTCCCAATGGCGAACTGATTTATCGCCGATGGCACGCCGAAGTTGAACGCCTGTTAGAAGCCGGCGATATGCAAGCCGTCGAGACACCTGACCGTACGCTAGTATATTTTGATTGCGATAGCTTTCACACGGGCACGCGGGCTGTCAGCAGCGGCTGGAGGTGGTTTGGCAGGGTCAGTCGGAACACCGATCGAGCGGCAAACATCACTAATGAAATCCGCCGGCAGGTGCAGGTTTATCTCGAATTTCCAATGGAGGGCTGGTGATGGTTTTGTTTGCCACCCTCGCTACGCTCCAGCGTAAACGAGAGATCGCCGCATGATTCCCACCCTCAACGCCATGCACGCCCGGCTTGCCGCCATGTCACCCGACGACAGGGAACGGATGCGCCGCGATCTGAACGGGGAGTCCGATGCATGACCCCTTGGCTAAAAGCTATGTACACCCAACCTGCCGCTATTCCACCCGACCTGCACGCCCACATTCGCGGGTTTCGGGCTTCGCTGACGTCGGTTCAGTATCAGAAGGTGCTTAACGACATGCAGCGGGCGGTGAGCGCTTTGCCTGCCGCCTCGTTTACGGGAGGGCAGGGGCGTGGCTGAGAACAGCGCGCTTCAGGGATGGCAGCCGATTGAGGCGGCTCCGAGGGATGGGATTGATATCCTATTGGCCGTGTTCAGCGACGAGTACCACGGTGGTGCGTGGATATGCTCGGGTCAGTGGGGAACTAGTACCATCTTGGGCCAAACTGGCAATTGGTGGGCGGACAATGCGGCAGTGGGTTGTCGACTTCCATTTGACCCCACCCACTGGATGCCTCTCCCCGCCGCTCCCGCCCCGATCGCGATGGAGGCGGGGGAGTGAAGGGGCCAATCAAGCCGCTGTTTCCGTATTACGGGTCGAAGTGGAACATCGCCCGGCACTACCCGGAGCCTGACCGCGGATCTGTTGTGGAGCCTTTCGCGGGCGCGGCTGGGTACGCGTGTTTCTACGGCGTGAGCCAAGCGGTGCTGGTCGACAGGGACCCCATCATCGCCGGGCTGTGGCGCTACCTGATTGACGCCAGCTCGAGCGACATCATGGCGTTGCCCGAGATGCCGGAAGTCGGAGACAGTGTTGATCATTACGCCATCTGCCAAGAAGCCAAGTGGCTAATCGGCTTTTGGCTCAACCGCGGCAGCGCGACGCCGAAAAAGTCGCGAACGGCGTACTCCGCTCGATCTGATCGCGGACAGCTTAACTGGGGACCACGCGCAAAGGAGCGCATCGCGTCTCAACTTGATCGAATTGCGGACTGGCGCGTGATCGAAGGCAGCTACGAGGCGGCGCCGAACGTCGCCGCAACTTGGTTCGTTGATCCGCCGTATGGCGACAAAGGTCGTTTCTATCGCGTGCCCTTCCACGATTTCGACGGGCTCGGCCGATGGTGCCGGTCGCGATCTGGGCTGCTAATCGCGTGCGAAGGCGAGGGCGCTTCATGGCTCCCGTTCCAGCCGCTGGGCTCATTCAAAAGCACAAAAGGTCGGGCGACCGAAATGGCTTATGTCGAGAGACTTGCCACATGACCGCCCCCATCCGCGTCCAGCTATCTCGGAAAAAGGGTTGGAAGATGCCGGAGAACACGGTGAGCGTGGCGAGGCCCGGCTTTTGGGGCAATCCATTCAAAGTCGGCGAGATGCGCTTTTTCGTCAACGACCACGACCCGACAGACAAGATCGTGATCCAGCCTGCGAGCGTGCGGGAGTGCGTGGAAGCCTATCGCTGGCTGATAAGCACTCCGCAGCGCCTTGAGGTCACGCGCGACAAGCTCGCGGGCAAGAACCTCGCCTGCTGGTGCCCGCTCGATCAGCCTTGCCACGCCGACGTGCTGCTGGAACTGGCGAACAAGGGGACGGACACATGACCCAGAACCGCTCCACCGCCATTATGCAGCGCCGGGTTGAGGGGGTGCCGGTCTTTCCCGACTGTCAGATGCGGTAGCCGAACGCTGCTTCTAGGCCGAGGCCCGCGAACTTTGCCGTGACGTCACACCATCCGAACCGCGCGAATCTAAGACGAGGGCCAGCACGGATCACAGCGGCCTCGAATATACCGCGCCATGTCCGGAGTTTCACCGGCCCGGCCAAATTGCTACATGGCCGTTCTTCTCGGGTAGGCAGCGGCGATTTGCTTTGCCACAAGCCGAGTCGTCATGCTAGCCCCGACTTGCTAGGCGGCGTGGATGGACACGCAGTAAGTCGAACATGGGTCGGGCAGGAGACAACTCCTGACGCTGAGCAATCAGTGGATTGGCGGGACACGGAGCGGGTGAAAACACCGCGAGGCGCCGACGAACCCAGCCGGTATCAAGCCCGGCCCTAGCCCCTCTTCCCCAACTCTTCCGCCAGCGCGCCAGCAATCACACCCTTAATCCCGCCCTTGCCGGCCGCATGGGCAGCGGCGTTCACCACCACGCCGGTTGCGACGGTAACGGCGACCTGTTTCGCGACAGGAGCGAGGATGCGGAGGATAGGCCGGAGGTTCATGCGGTGGGTTCCTGACAGGTGGTTTGAGACTGGTTGGGAGAGGCGATGCATGTTGCGATCAGCGGTCGACCATCATATATTGCCGGACGCTGCCAATCATACGGCGGATAATTTGGCCGGAGTGGCGGCACCGTGCTCGGGTCGTTCACGGCGGGTTGAGAATTCTGCAATGGCGGCGTGACCTTCATGAATACAGTTTGCAGGTGCTCCCGAATAGACCTCCACTGCCCCGACGTCGGCACCTCTTCACCCGTCAGTTCAGCAAATCCCTGCATCCAATAGGCGAACTGTTCTGCGGTCATGACGGGGTTCCTTGGTTGACGGTATCGGCGTTCTGAACGGTCGCCGTGGCGGACTTCGGCTTGAACGTTCCCAGCACGCCGACAAGGCCGGTCGTGAGCCCTCCGAAGCCCAGCGCCTCAGCATACTTGCCTCGCGCGGCTAGCAGAGCCGCGACTGTCGCGAGGTAGCAGATGGCGGCGACCAGGGTGCAGAACGCGATCAGGTTGTGGCGCTCGTCGTTCACGCTGCGATCCTCGCCAGCCACCCATAGATGAACGCCCGGTTCGCCGACCGCCCTTCCGCCAGCGAAGCATAGCGCTCGCCCTGAAACGCGTTGAGCAACGATAGCAGTCGTCGCTCGCCTTCCTTGCCACGTGCCGTCATGAACCCCTTAAGCGCCCCGATCGTCGTGGGGCCGCATTGGCCATCCACGACAAGGTGCACGTCGGTAAGCAGGTTGAGCGCGCGTTGCAGGAACCCGGTCGCGACCGCCGGGCCCATGTTGACGCCCGTGTCAACCAGTTCGGCCGCGACGGGCCCCGACACGTTGCCGACTAGCCCGAACCCCGGCTTGATGACGTACTGCCCACGGTAGATTTCCAGCGCAGTCGCCTTGGGTAGGTCATGCATCGCGCCCGTGTACCCGGCCGCTCGCGCTACAGCTTTCGTGATGCCGTAGTTCGTCTCCCCACCAGAATCGCGGGGGTCGTTGACGTAACCGCCCTCGTTGGTGAGAACGTTGGTAAGAATTTCGTCGATGTTCATTCGACCTCCTTTATTGGAGCTTTGCCGCGCGCCGCCAAATGCTCGGCGGCGAACCTTTTTTGCAAAATATTTGCCTGTTCATGCCGCAGCAAGCGATACAGCCTGCCCGAGAACAACATAATGCATCCTATTTTCAGCAGAAAGGACGGCCATGCATCGAACGGCGTTCCATCACGACTCAGATCAACAAGCGGAGCGATCGTCAGAAAAGACGATCCTCCCATCAAACCTATGCCTAGTCGCTCAACCCAAATAAACTGGTCGCGAAACGCCATCATTGTGCCGGTCACAAGGACGGTTAGCGAAATACAGGCGGCAGCGTTGAGGACCGCCATAATCTGCAAGAAGGTCATCCCTTCACCTCGCCGCTTTCTAGGCCGTACTTTTTTGTTATCCACTTCCAGATTGCCGGAATTGCTAAGTTTGAAAACGTGCCCCCGAAATATGTGGCACCACACGCGATTTTGAGCTTCATGTTGTCAAAAGGCGCTATGCTGGACACCAGCAAAGGCACCGCAAAGATAGCAAACGCAGTTCCGACAAAAACCGTCATGGCTCGTAATTGCCATGACATTTTCTGCCAATCCATGAGAGAGAGAGCGGTGATTGCGCCTGCCACTGCCGCCATCGCGATCCATGCCCAGCGCGACGCTTGACTCTCGTTCACGGCGTTACTTCTTGCGGCACTTTAGATAGGGCGCGGCGAGACACCACCCCACGAACACCAACGCTAGCATGCACCCTAACGGCATCACGCATCCCTTTCTCGCCTATGACAACGAACACGGCAATATGACCCAGCAGAACGGCATCAAGCCAAGCGAGATAGGGAGCGCCCGAAAGCAACCCATAATCCCTAAGCGTGTGAAGCACCTGCCAAGCCATGCCGAGCCATAACAGCGCCCATCCCCACCACCAACGCCGGCCAGCGATGATCGCAACCATTGTTGCCGCACAATCAACTGCCGCCCACATCTGATAAGGCTGAAGGTAGAAACCCGTGCTGTAAAAGATAAGGTTCTGCGGTGCAGCGGGGGCGTAGGTCCATTGACCGAACGCCCAATTAGTCAGAATTGCAGTTGCCGACGCGATAGCTGGCGCGCGCTGCATTGCGGGAACGTGCGCGGCGAACAACAGGCTCGCCACGCACAGACCAAAATATAGAAGCTGCTCTCCCGACATTTACTTACGAGGCGGAGGCGGGGGTTCGCTGGGGCCGTGCCCGCCGCTATCATCCTCGTCGTTCGTGTCGCCGAGGTCGTTAGTCTGCATCGGCACGTCGCCGATCAGCGCATCATCCTCAGGCGGCTTCTTTTCGTGATCCTGCATGTCATTCTCCATCCCCGGAAAGCGCCGGGTCGCAAGTCTTCATATCAAGCCGCACAGCCCGCGTCACCGAGTTTGCCACGCCTGAGCCGCCGAACTAGGCGCCTGCCACTTCGCATACTGAACCACGTCAAGCGCGGGGTCCGTGCGGTCTCCACTTGGTGCCCAATCCCACGCGAAAGCGCCGGCTGGTACTTGCGTCAACTCCTGCCCGTTCCGCATGCGAATATTGACTGTCGTATCGCTGGCAACGGGACATACCCCGCCGTCGTGATCGATCCATCCGGACGTGTCGTTCATCCGATCGCTCCCGCTAGCTCGCCACGAACTCGATGTTCGTGAGATAAATGTCGGTGGTGCCGGCCGGGACAGCCGCGATCGCGACGTTCCCGTCCGTGTTGATGTCGACGGTGCCGACGCCGCTGTTGGTCGCGACGAGCACCCGAATCCGGCCAGCCGGACGAATACCTGCCGGCAGGTTGGTAATCACTGTGCCCGCCGTTATCGTTCCACCCAGCACGTGAGCCTGAACCGAGACGAAATTGTTTCCCTTGCGTAGGGCAAGTGCCAGGTTCCCAGAAAATTCCGGCCCGCCCGTCCATCCGTTCTGCAGCGTCAGCACGGTTGCCGCGAAATCGTGGGACTTCAGCGCGCCGTTGAAAGCGAAGTTTCTGTATCGGACCTGATCGGCCTTCGAAGTGAACGTGGCGATGAAGTCGCCCTGCGTGTTCTGGATGGCGCCGCGAATGGTGCAGCCCTCCATCTGGTCAGAGCCCTCGAACTTAATCGCTGAGGAGTTGGCAGGGTTCTGCACACGGATGCCGTTGCCATACAGGTCATAGCTGTGTGTCCCGCGCATCCCCGCCAAACCGCTGAACAGCAAACCGCCGATGTTGTCACCGCTGAAGTAGCCGCAACCGTTGGTGCCCCCGGCCAACACCGCGTTCATCTTGAACGTCGAATTGAGCAGATTTTTGAACGTCAAGTTGAATTGCGGCCTGTTCACGAACTCGTTGTTATAGTCGAGCCCGCTGATCGCGCGAACGCCGGCACCTTCTACGCGACCGGTCACGCCGCAATCGACAATGCTTTTGGAGAACGTCACTCCATCAACCTGTGCATCGCCGGATTGACCGAACATGGTGACAACGGCTGCGGTGTAGTTGGAGTCCTGGCCGGTGCCCGTGACGCAGTTTTCGGCGTAAAGGTCGTAAACGTGGCAGTTTTCGTTGCCGTTGCTGGCGAACTGTCCGACCTCGGTGCCGATCAACACGGCCGGGCCCGTCGTGCCATAGAAGCGCGGACTGTACACCGCGATATTCTTGCTCCCGAACATCGCCACACCGCGCGCGCGGCAGTCACGCCCCTCGACGCCAAAGATGGTGATGTCGCGGGGGATGGTGTTGTCGGCCACATAGCCGGCAAAGCCCAGCACGTCGTCACCGCAGGCGACCGCCGACAGATTGTAGCCACGAACACGCCGGCTTCCGCGCGTGAAGTGAAAAGCGTCGGCGAACGCTCCCTTCACGGACAGGTTGCGCATGGAGCCGTCCATGGCGCCGGCCAGCTGGAAGCCGCCGCTGGGAAAGTTCTTGGTCGCGTCGGCACCATCAAGGGAAACGTTCTCGATCGCGAACCTGGTGGCGAAATCGACATACACGCCCTGCAATGCCGGCTCGCCGTTCGCCCGCCCGGTGCCCCCGCCCAGGTGCCGCACGTTGCGCAGTGCCGCGCCGTCACCGAACAGCCGAATCGCGCAGTCGCCGGTCGACAGCTGCGTGAACGTGCAGCCCTGTCCGTCGAACTGTATGCCGTTCAGGGCGAGCGGCCCATCCTTACGATACAGCGCGTTCGCATCCGCCACGACGCCCTTGATAGCCGGGTCGCCGTTCGCATCGGCCAGCGCTTGGAACAGCTTGGCCGAGACGTCGCCGGTGCTGTTCGGCACGCCGAGATAAGACAGCGTGACCGGCAACGACGCGTCCAGAGGTCGTGGCAGACTGTTTCGGCCATACGTCAGCCCTTTCGCCGCTTGGCGAATCCACGCGCCCACGCCAGCGGACGTGCTGTTCGCCTTAATGACGTTCTGGTCGTCTACCAGGGCCGTATAATCTCCCAGCGTCCAGTTGAATCGTCCGTCCGCCACGCCACTGACACCGACCAGCGTTGCCGTCTTGCGCTGCACATCGGACGCCTTGAATGACGTAAGGTCCGAATAGGTGTTGTCTGCCGGGCCGGGAACATCGCTCGCGGGTCCGGTCGGAATAGGGAAGGTCAGCCGCGTGGTATTCGACGTGCCACCGGTCACCGGCTTATACCAGACGACACGGCCGGCACGATCGCGAACCCGAATGGAATAGGCCTGCGTGCCGGCGAACACGTCAGATGGTGTTCCATCGCGAACGATCACGCCGCCCGAGGTTCGCAGCGGTTGAGCGGCCGGGATGGTCAGCGCCACATCCCAGAACACGGGAATGGGATTGCTTTCGGGATCGGTGTTCGCCGCACCCAGATACACTTGGCCACCCTCAAGGGCGGTCGCGTCCGTGTTGACGAAAACCTGATAGTGCATATCAGCCATTGCGGCTATGACCTCCAAATGCGCTCATGGCTGAAACTGCTTGCTTGGGGGCTGGTCTTGGCCTGCCTGCCCATTAGCTACACCGCCGCTGTTGTCGCGTTCTTGCGCGGCTAGCCGGGCGGGTGCGGCGGCGAACGCATCGGATAGTCGACGCTGTAGGCTTAGCACGTCTTGCGCGATAGCCGGTTCGGACTTCGCGATGGACGACAGGACGCGAATATGCGCTCGTTGAGCCGCGAGGTTGGGCTTTTTCGGCGCGCGTGCCAGCCAATTCAGCAAGCGAGGCGAGGTCAGCACCTCGGCGCTGACCCGCTGGTAAGCGGCGGGAAGGGCCAGCCCTGCCGCAACGACGGGGTGTCCCGTGAGGAAAGCAATCGCGGCCCCGCCGAGGCCTCCCGTCGTCGCGTTGAAGCTGTTCACGGCACCCGTGTTGCTGTGCCCCGCCAGCCTCTCCGACGCCTTGACGCGTTCGGCAAGTTTGGCGACGGTTGTGAGGTCGTCGCGCAACTTGCCGTTACCGAACAGGGTCGCACGGCTTTCGGGCGTCATCGTGTTCCATCGTGTCAGGAATCGGGCGGCAGAAAACGCGTCACCCTCCGCGTTCTGCGCTCCCGCCGCCGACAGTCCCAGCCTATGCACGAACAAGGTTCTCACGGCCTGCGCTTCTTCGGGAGACAGGCCGTTGAGGGTCTTCGCCAGCGAGGCACTATTGCCCTTCGTTTCGGCAGCCCGCTCAAGCGCAAGATACACCTGTTCGCTGCTTTTCCCTTCAAGCGGATCATGCGCAGATGAGGCGGCCCGCTCGGCGGCATCATCCATGATGCTGCGCAGACCGGACTTAGGCAGTAGAATGGACTTGCCGCGTTCGGAAATGCCCGCCCAAGATGACGCGAGCCTCTTTGGATCGAACGCAGCGCCACCACGCGCCCGGGTGACGATCGCTGATCGCACGGCGTTGGCATCCTCCTCGGGAAGCTGTGCCAATGCCCGACGCGCGAAACCAGGATCACCGCTCGCGCTATCCTTCAGGGCGCTTTCTACCGCACCATATGCCTCGCCGGCCGTGGCGTTCGTGTCATCGCCAAGAATTTTAGACACAGTGTCCCGAACGCGATTCGCACGCGCCGCGAAATAGCCGTTGGCGCGGGTGAACTGGTTATATGCGTTGCCACCTGCCGCCTGAGCGGTTTGCCGCATGTCCTCGCTTACACCGCCATACAGCTTGCGAAGTGCCGCGATCTGGTTGCCATCCGCCTCTAGCCCAGGGCGACCCACGATTTCGCCGATAATCGACCGGAAGCGCTTCAGGTCTGCCCATGCGAGGTTGCCGCCGACCTGCTGCCCTTCTTCGTTCTGCGAAGGTGTCAGTGCCTCCAACGTGGCCTTGAGGCGCGGGTTCTCAACCCACAAGCCCGACAATGCCTTGTTGCTTTCAAACCCGGTTGTGATTTCCTTGAGCGCCGAACGTGTGTTATCCAGCTTGGCATCAAAGTTGCTCGGTATGTCGATGCGATCGTAAAGCTTGGTCGCCTTTTCGCTCGAATCGCGCAACCACTTGCTTGCCCCGCGCTGGATCAACTGCCCAGCTCCCGTAATATCGGGAGATGGACCGAGCTGGTCCACAACTACCTGACTATCCCGCGATGCCCTGTCGAGGTTGCGGCTGGCCTGCTTTGCGGATGCATCCCGAATCGGACCACCCACTTCCGCCAGTGACTGCCGTGGACCGCCGGCAAGCTGGCTTACCCGATCACGAAAGCTGTCATACGCTTCGTTCGCCCGAGCGCGGACCGTATTTGTTCCGAATGGCGTCTGTGCCGCACCGGCGGTCGCGCGGCCGATGCCGGGACCGTTCGCCACATCTTGAGGAAGCAGCCGGATACCCTGCTCTTCCGCCGCTTGCGCGAGTTGCGCGCTTTCGCTTGGCTCGGCCGTTCTGGCGGCGATTGCCGCAAGCGCCCGCTTGTTAGCGACGGCCCCGCCCGCCAGAGGCAAGGCGCCACCGACAACGCCGCCGAACGCACCACCCTCAAGCCCGCCGGCAACCCGATCCCCAAGCCCCCCTTCGGCGTTACCGAAGCCGTAGGCAGCGCCTAGTCCCGCACCCTCAAGCGCCGAGCGCATGGCAAAGGCGCGATTGGCCTGCATCAACGCTACTTCGCGCGACAAGCCGCCTCGCAACGCCGCAACACCAGCGGTTCGCGCCGCCGCCCTGGCACCTGCGAACTCAATCCCGCCTGCCGGCAATCCGCCTAGGACTTGTCCACCAAAACGAGCAACCCCATGCTGCTGTTGGTCGAACAGTTCCTGACCTCGGCGGGTGTCCAGATTCTCCGCATAGGTCCCACCGCGCAACACCGTATCGGCAACCGCGCCGGCCTCGTCCAGAAAGCCCAGCGTTCCTGCATTGCCGACACCACGCGCGAACGCGCCCGCCGCACCGTCACCTGCGTCGACCGGCTTGACCGCGTTGTCCACGTCGCCGACCACCGGAGCCTTGTCGCGGTTCTTGGGGTCGCTGTAGAACTTGATGATCGGAGCCCATTGCTCGTCGCTAAGGCCTTTCGTGCCATAGCTGCGATACAGGGCGTTCAACTGATCGGCGCTTGCTCCCGACTGCACCAGCGCCGCAATCGACGCTTTCTGCTGGTCGGTGAACGTGACCGCGTTATGCACCTGGTCGGGCAGCTCGTCGTTGAACTTGAGTTCAGTGCCGGGAGGTGCGCGGCCGGGGCCGTCCGGGGGCGGGACGCTTCCATCGCCTGCCCCCGGCGCACCAGATGTTGGATCACCTCCTTTCGCGTGGGACTGTGGAAAGTAATCGGCATATTGCGATTTCAGGTCGTCGCCCACGACGGGGCCGGCGGCAGCAATCAGCCCTTGAACGGCACGCCTGCGTGCAGCTGCCTTTGCCTTGATAACAGCTTGGCCGTCTCCCGGCTGAGGGAAGAACGTCTGCCGCTGATTATCATACTCACCCGCGCTGATCGCCGCGCCGGATTCTTGACGGAGCGTGGCAGTCACGAAATCGCGTTGAGCGTTTTCCGATACCTGTCGCTCGTCGCTGGTCATGCTGTTCGCAACGCTGGTGGGCAGCACGTCCACGACGCCCTGCGCAACCACGCCACGCGGCGCAACATTGCCTTTCTCGAACTGCTCGTTAGCGCCGAGCGCACGCGTCAAAAAGCCAACCGCCTTGGCCTGTCCTTCGGTTGGCTTGGCACCAGAGCCGTTGTGTCCCCCGGTGTTCGCGCCAAGCAGCCCTTGGTCGCGATAGCTGTCAAGCTCTCGCTGCGCATCCGGCCTTAACGACTTGCCTACAGCGTCGGCGCGCGCCTTTGCCGCCTGTAAAAGCTGGATACGCTCCTTAAGCTCTCCACTCGCCGCCATTACTGAATCAACGCGTCTAGCTGGGCGTCGGAGTATGGCGCTTTCTTGCTCCTCCCCCCGCCGTTTTTAGCAGCACGCGCGCCAGCCTCACGTGACAACTGCACACGCGCCGCGCCCTGCCCTTCCTCGACACGATTGTGACGCGCGGTTTCGGCCTGACCTGCCGCCTGCCGCTCATTATCGGCGCGTCGATCCTCGGCCTTCGCACCGTAGCCGAGTTGATCAAGAATGCTGGCGGCATGATCCGCACCGACGAGGCCGCTCATGGCATAACTCAGATAGGCGGTGGCCTCTTTCGACTTGCCATCCTTGAGCATCTGAATCGCGGCGTCGGTATGCGACGTGTCGACGCCGCTGTTCGCGAGTCCGTCACGCCGCCTTTGCAGCGTGTCAATGGCGAGTGGCGTATTGCCAGCCGCTATCGCGCCCAACGCCGAGAATCCGGCTCCCACAAGGTCCTGCTTCGCCGCCGTCGTATAGCTATCGCCGGCCTTAACCAGCCTCTCCGACTGTTCCGGAAACTGCATGCCGAGGTCGCGAAGAGCTTGCGGCGTCGGGTTCGCCTGATACGCCTTGACCGCTTCCTGGTAATCGGCGTCTTTCTGCTGATCGTACACGAACTTGTCGCGAGCGAGCTGCGCTTGCTGAGCCCGTGCTTGCGACTCCGCTTTCTGAGCCTGGTTCTGCCGACGGATACCGAGCGCCTGAACAAGTGGCGATGCATCCAACTGTGCCAGACCGGCCGTGTAGTTGATGGGGGGAGCGCTAGCCATCAGAACGCCGCCACGGCGCCAGCGAGTTGAAGTCCTGCGTTGAGCGCGCTTGTCACCTGGTTCCCCTTCGCCAACTGACCGCCCGCCAGCGCCGCGCCCTGCTGGTTCAACAGACTGCTTACACTGTTAGCCGACGCCAGCGCGTTGTTGCCGGTTCCCGCCGCCGCGTTCTGACCGATGGATGTGACTGTATTTAGCCGGGCGAGCTGATCGTTGATCGTGCTGCCAAGGAGGTCTGACCTGAACCGCGCGAGGCTGTTTTGCGTGTTGCCGCCTCGCAAGCCGCCCGTAGCCGCCGCATTTTGCAGGATTGCCTCTTCGCCCTGTTGGGTCGCCGAGGTGTATTGCGGAGAGGAGAGCAAGGCGCTGATCGCCGTCTGCTGGTCCGCCGTGCCGTTCAGCCCGAGAAGCGACATCTGCTGCGCCAGCGACTTTCCGCCAGCGTCAATGAAAGGCTGCTCCAACGCCTGAGCATTGAGCCGCGCCGATCGCTGTTCGGCAATCGCTTTCTCGGCGGCGGTGGATTGGGTCTGCGCTGCCTGTTGCGCGCCCTTGGCAGCCTGCTTGGTCCCGAGGATGCCCCCGGTAATTGAGCCAATTGCATCGCCGATAAAAGACAGGGCCGCGTTCCTTTTCAGGCGGGCTACCGGACTGCCCACTACGCGGTTGCCGCCTGCGTAGCGCAAAACGTCTCAATACGCAAGACGCCCACTACTTTGCCGGGCGCAGCATCCCCAACACCAGCACATCGGTCGGCGCGGCATTCACCATACAGGCATGGCGGCGGCACCCTTCGTCCACGAACCCGAGCCGTCGACAATAGTTTACGGCGCTGGGTAGGGTGGCCAGGACATAAGCCGTGACGCGCAATACGTCCGGGTCGGAGAACACCTGTGCCAGGAATTCCCGCCCAGCGACACGCCCGTGGTGGATCGCATGCCGCAATAGCGCTACATGCACCTCCACCTCCCAGCAAGTGAACTGGATCGCGGTGAATACACCCAACAATTCACCGTTGGCGTATGCGGCTGCATAGGAAACCAAGGGATGGTCTATATAGCCGGGCTGGCGACCGTCCTGAGAAAGTCTCGCGGCAACCCAAGGATCGGAAAGCACGGCGTTGACCACTTCCCGGCTAGGGTTGCGGTGTAAAGTGAGGCCTTCCGATCTTACCGCTAGTTTTTTACGGGTGTACGGTTTTCCCATGCGCGAAAGCGATGAAGCTGCGGACTGTCGCGGTAGAGAGATCGGATTGATTACCAGTGTGGCCTCGTCACCGGCCGGTTACACCCCACCGATGTATCCATCATGCGCCCAAGCCGCCGGCATAGTCAATTCGTCAAACTGTGATTATTACGCCCATCCGTCACCAGCGCCGCGACCAGTTTCGTCAACAGCGAGACGCGATCCATCAACGCTTGAACATCGGCCTGCGTATAGGTGGCGGTGGCGGTGGCCGTATAATCGGCAAAAGCGGCGCGGCTCGACGTGGCTGTCGGAGCTTGCCATGTCGGGCCTGCATCCTTCGCCACCTTTGCGTTTGCCAAGGCATAGGCCGCATCCGCTCGGATTTGAGCTGCGTCCGCCCTCGTCCCGGCCTGATCCGCCGATGCTTGGGCTCCATCCGCGCTGGATTGCGCCATGGCGGCACTGGCGACACCTTGCTCGGCCGTGGCTTGGGCTTGAGACGTATCGGCAGGGCCATCGACATAAGTAGCGCGCTGCTGATCCAGCAAGCCGGCGATCAACTCCGGCGATGCTCCCAGCCCGGAGCCCGCAATTGTGCGCTCGTTGATGACCGTGTAGTCGTTACGCATTTAGCGGCTCTATCTCGGCTTCTAGGCGCAGGAATCCAACTTGACTGCGAGCAACGCCACGAAATCGGAAGATGCGCCAGTTGCCGAACCTGCCGAGTCGTCGCCACAAGGCACGAACCAGCCTCGCGCCTACACTACCCGTTCCAACAAAGCGCTCGTTGCTCCACGTCACGCCATCGTCGCTATAGGAAACGCTGATCTGATTTTCCGTACCCCGCCCGCCCAGCGTAACGAGTTCCAAGCTGTGCACGAATCCACCCATGCCGGCATTGTAAAGCATCGGCGTGTCGAAACTGAAGCCGATCGGCGCATCGAACAGCGTTGCGATCGCGGCGTCCGAAACACCCAGCTTGCCGTCGCTGCCGCACCACAAATCGTTGCCGACCAGCGTGTGGTGACGGGCAGGATAGGCTCCATTTCCGTCCCCGCGCAATTGGCTCCACACGGGCGTGTCGAGAGCTTGCGAGGCCGTCCAGTGATAGACCCATGTGCCCGTGGATAAATGCACCAGAAGCTGTTGCAGTCCGCTTGTCGTAACCGCCTCAAGCTGCACCAATCCGGCGTCATCCGACGATAGCTCGCCCAGCGCGGCATCGACAACGCGGGGACTGATTTTCACCGCTTGGCCCGCGCCGGCCAGGTAAATACCCAAGCCTTCGTCCCGCGCCGATCCACAGAACGCGAACGACTCAACGAACGGCGCGTAGGCGTCTCGCCCAACGACGCCCTTGGGTATTTGCGACCCCCGCGACCGTTGAAAAGGGAAGCCTGTCGTGCCTGCGTTTAGAAACTTTTCGATCGTGTACCGATTGAGCGCGTACACCTCGCCGCGCAATGCCAGCATGGCTATCACCGGGTCCGGGTCGGCCTCGCTTGACCCGTATTTAAGCGGGTCCACACTAGTCGGGTCGTTCAACTCGGTGGCTACGATGTAGCTGCCGTCCGTGGTCAGAAAATATCCGTCCGACCACGTAACCGACAATGCCTTTCCAAGATCGGGATCGGCCACCTTGGCGAGTACGCTTCCATCCCAGTAATATAGGTCGCCTCCGGTCGCGATAGCTACGCGCCCAAACCCCTCTGCGAACTGAACCGGCTTGCCATCGCTCCCAAGATCGCCGAGTTGCTTGACCGCTGTTTCCGTTACCTCGCAAAGGCTCGGGCCGATCACCCGCAGATGGGTCCCATTCCATACATAGCCACCACGATCAGCGCCGTCCGTCACATGAACGGTGCGCACCCCGTTGATGAGACGGAGATACCCTTTTGAGACGCCCGAACCATTGCCGTCACCCGATTCAGCGATCGGCGTGAGGTTAACGGGTAGCGAGCGTTCCAAGTCAGCGGTTGTGGATGCGTAGATGCCGGACAGGATGGGCACCTGGACCATTAGAAGCTCCACCGCCGGTAGTATCCAGCGCCCCGGATAGGCGACTTCGCGCGCTGCACGGCGGGGATGGCCACAGTTTGCGACACAACCAGATCATACCCACGCCGCGCTGCGCGCGAGAGCCCCGCGCCCGGCATCTTGCCGTATTCTGGCGCTATACGCAGGCCTAGGTTGCTGGCGATGGCTTCATCCGCCCATAGTGGCGTGCCCATGTCCTCGCCGTCGTTATCCGCGTCGTCGCTCGGCACATAGCCCAGCACGGCACCCTGCGCCGCCCACTCGGCCAGCATGCCGTTGAGCGTCCGCCGGGCGTCTGCTCGCTGATCCGGATCAACGCTGTACGTATAGTCGGCGATGCCAATTTTGGCGAAAGCCTGAGATAGGATGGAGGCTCGGGTCGTCATTCGCGCGAGGCTAGGCTGCCGCCAGGCCGAAACCTGTAAGCCGGACCTGTTGTGCACCTACCTTTTCAAGAATGGCTACCGAACCCGCACCGCCCGTCTTGGCGACACTGGCACCAGGCGCGTTTGCCACCGTTACGCCGCTGTCGCCGACAAAGGTGATCGCACCAGCACCATCTTGCCGATACGTGCCGATGACACCAATCGGCAAGTCCACCTGCAACTGCGACGGCACCCGAACCGTGATCGCGTTGGCTGACGTGAAGCGGACCTCACGCAACCGATCCGCCGGAACGACGACCCAACCCGTTTCGGCAGTGGTGTGGATCGACCGAGAGGCATCGGATACGCTGGCGTCCGTCGTGAACCCGCTATAGTCGGACGAAAAGGCGAGCTGCTTATCGGCCGCGCCTTTTGCGACTAGCGTTTCGCCATCATCGCCGAGATAGATGGTGTTCGGTGCCTGCCCCTTGGTCGCGACGAGAAGACGAACGGCCGGCATTACTTAGGACCGTCGCAAACAACATCGGGCAAGCCGAGCGCGCCCTTGATACGGTTGTAGTCCCCGATCGGAAACTGCCCTAGTGCCCAGCCATTGATGCGCACGATGACCGAAGGCGGATCGGTTTCATAGACGCACTGTGTCTCGATAACATCCATGGTTACACTCCAAACCAGCCGGACGCGGCGTATTCGATGTCTTTGAAGCTGTTACCGAGCAACGAAAGGTTGGAGCCGATCAGCCCGGAAATCGTAGCGGTGTAGATACCGAGCCCGCCCGTTACCACAACTCTATACCGCTGGCCTATGATAGCGTTGGTCGTGCTAGGCGTGAACGTGATCGCGCCGGTCAGCGTTGCCGGCGTTCTCACGGTCGGCGGCGTGACAAGCGGGACAAGCTGAACGGAGCCGGCAGCCGACGTAGTCATATTGAAGTCGGCGCGCTGTGGAACCCACCGGTAGTTCGCCCCGTCCCAGCGACAGCGCAGAACGTCGTCTACCGAGCCGTACAGGTCGAAGACACGCGCGTACTTACCAACGTAGGCGGCGGATGGCGGATAGGTGCTGAGTAGATTCGCCGTACTCAGCACTTGGTTGGTGACGAAGGCACTGGAACCCTCAAGCGCGCCCAAGCGCTGCAAGACGGCTGCCAGCGCGGCGTCGGTCGCATCGGTGATCTTGTTATAGCCCGCGCGAAACATGTCAAACACGCTCTGTGGCGTATTAGCTGCCATGACGGCGGAATACATGTCATCGGCGGTAGCGGCGGGGTTGGCCCGGATATCGCGATACCTTCCCAGCAATCCTTCTTCGGTCGCCACCCCGGCCGGCTTGCCATCAACCGCTGCGCCCACGTCTGCCATCATGCCACCGTGTAAGCTGTGGTGAGAAGGAAGTTGGCGACGGCAGTCGCGCCATTGACGTACCGCGCCCGGTACATGCCGGCCGTGATCCTGACGCTGACCGTTGCCGTCGTGCCTGCAACCGTTGACGAGACGGAAGCGGTCTGCCGCCACGTCGTGCCACCGTCCACTGACCTGTCAATATAGAGCGTGCCACCCGTCACGTCCGTATGCGCCTCGGCCACAAACATGTTGAAGCGGGTCGCGACGATTCCTGCCGCACCTCCATTGGCTCGGCCTACGCCAGGAATCGTTGCACCAGCTGGAACAGCAGTCGTGTTTTCGGTATAGAATGCGGCACCCGCGTTAAAGGCCCCGCTAAAGTCGCCGCGCGCAACGTTCATCGTGTTGCCGACCGAGTCGTACAGATAATTCGCAACGGCTAGCTTATAGCCGGTGTTCTGCGACGAATTGATCGCGCTGCTGATGACGGCCGGGGACGAACCTGAAACCGTGTCGCCACCGCCGGCAAGGATCATGCGGACGCCGCCGCGATTGTCGATCAATACCGTGCCGTTTTGATTGTCGGCGTAGGTCGGAACCGTGGACGAGTAGCGCCCCGCGATAGGAAACGGAGGGGTGTCGCTGGCAGGCGTTACCGATTGGCTATTCGCGCTTGGCTGCTGTCCCGAGGGGCCAATAGCTGCCCCATTGGCGTCAACCGACTGGACGAACGGCACCCAGCCCTTCGCGACCTGCCCATCTTCCGTTCGGCTCGGGATCAGGACGCCAGCGGACGGCCGCTGACTTGCGGGCTGGGTGCCGGGCATGGATTAGACCCCGTTGCCGGAGTCGGCGTCCGGCTGGCCGCTATCGGGCTCCTTCCTGGCCTGCTTTTCCGCAGATCGCTGAGTTTCCTTCGCCACCTGGGTATTGGCAAGCCGCTGAGCCTCGGCGATGTCGCGATCCACGGCGAATACCGAGATAGGCTCCACCTCGGGTTCGGCCTGTGCCTTGAGGCTGTCGGCGTCCACCACCCGTCCACCACCCGGCATGGCTTCCTGAATAGACAGCACACGGCCGTCGTCCGACAGGCCCGAATGCTCAGGCGTGTATGCGGGCGAGAGTCCCAGCCGACGCCGGGAAGCCTCAAGCATGTCTTTCTGCAACTGCGTCGTCATGCTGTTGGCTCCTTACGCCTGGTTGAACTGCATTGCGCCGGCCATCTCCGGGTTCAGCATCGTAACGCCGTAGGACGTGTCCCACCGGATTTTGGTGTTGTAGGTGTTGATGTCACCCTGTCGCGCATAGGTGATCGTCACGCCCTGCGGTGTCGTCGCCTTCATGATGTTCCAGCCATCGGCGGGGTTCGGCGCGATATCGGCCGGCATCAGTTCGAGCGCGCCCTTGCAGAAGAAGGGCGACACGTTCGCGGTGGTGGTATTCAGCCACGTGATGGCCGCACCCGCCGCCGGAGCCGCCGACACGTTCTTGTAATCCAGCTCGGCCAGCGTGCCGCCACCGCCCGAGATGATCGGAGGCGTGATGATCAGGGTGTTCGCGACCGCGCCAAGCGCCACGACGCGGAACGTCTTGAGCGCCGCCGTGGGCTGCTTCGTGATGTGATGGGTGGAGAATACGCCGGCAATGTTGAAGGCGTCGCCCGCCTTCACGCCAGCATTCGCGGACACCGCGATCGTCTGGAAGCGGTTGTCGACCGGCGACTGCTCGCCGGTCGTCGCCGTCGACATGGCCTTGGGAACGTAATACTGGTTGGCACCCGCGATGGTGATATTGCCACCGGCAGATGCCGCAAGCTGGTAGCTGTATTCGCCGCGCACCACATCGAAATTGCTGATCTTGTCGACATAGGCTTCGCGATACGCCTTGGACACCATGTCGCCCACGGTGCCGCGCGCCGCCATATTGGACGCGATGCCGTTCATCGCCCGAGGCGCGGCCACGAACGTGCGCTGACCGGCGCTCGGCCCAATACCCTGCTCGGTAAAGGTCGCATCCGCTTCGGCAACGTCATCAAAACCGGTCGGCGCACCGCTGCGCTTGATGTAGACCGATCCCAGCAGCGCCGCGACGTTGAAGATGTTGTAGTTGAGCTTGGAGGCGAGTCCCTGTGCTGCGCTTTCGCCGATGCGCGTGAGCTGCAGCGGATCGCGAAGCTCGGTCGCCGAGACCTGGATCGGCACCGAGTTTTTGAAACCAACCGTGGCGGGAACGGCAAGCTGAGTCTTGCTGCCGAAATTGCCGGTCTGGTCGAGCCCGTTATAGACGGTGGAGATGTACGGCATCGGACGCCAGATGGTGTCCGCCTGCCGCTCCATCTGCTCGTTGCCGAGAGAAGGCGCGCGCGCAACGGTTTCGGTCATGACCAAGCCGTCCGTGAACCCCTGGACAACCTTGTCGAACGTGATTTCTTCGGATTTCAGAAATGCAGACATGGAAAACTCCGCGTATCGGTTGAACACTTGCTCGCCGATACGCGGAGTTCACAGCACCCCGGAAACTGATGGCTTGAGACGAGTGCTTACTCCGATCCGTCCTGCGGTGCAAGCGGGTTATCGTCGGTCGCGCCTTCGGCCTTGCGCGGCCTCCCCCGGCGCG